CTAATTATAATTTTTTACATTTAATTTTTTACATTTAATTTTTTACATTTATAGATTAAGTCTCTTTCTGGCAGCCAAAGATTTTGCGTACCAGTTTTCCTTTACATCCTGATTTACAGTTACAAAATGGTGATTTTCGTATTGTTCTGGACTATCATAATATAATCTAAGCGTTTCATTTCTTCCGTTAATACCAGACGCCTCAGAAACCTTGAAAAACAAATCTTCATTTATACTTCCAACTAAATGGTTATATCTTTGAGCTGTAACGGCATTTCTAATTTTAGAACCAATTTGCCCAGAACCATGGTCTTCTACAGTAACCGTTTTGTAATATCTGCCGTCACTCCATACCTTATTTAAGGTAATAGTGTATTTTTCATAATTCTTATCGGCATTTCTTGCTGACTCTGTTGAACGCTTTTTTTGGTTTCGTAAATCAACAGATGCAATATCATTATCAACAGTAGGGTCAAAGTGGTCTTCGTAAAACATTTCTTATAGTATACATTATAATGGGTTATACCTTTATATTGTTTCAAAAAATATATTTATTATTTCAACACGATTTTACCGGTTTTATATTCATTCAATTCAATCGTTATTTCTTTAACCTTTTTAAGCAACTCATTTATCAATAAATTTTTGTCAGAAATCTTCTTTTCGTATTCATTACGAAGAGTTTCTATATCTTTATTTACATGATTATGGTTATGGTTATTGGTATGGTTACAACATCCAGATAATATTTTTTGTTGTGCTTCTAACATTTTATAATGGTCCTCCATTCTTTTTGTTCTTTCATCTTCCATTTTTTTCATTTGTTCCAGCAACTTAGGTTTATTTTCTGGTCTACCTGGTTCATACCCTTCTAAAACATTATTCATATCATACATATAAAACTGTTTTAAAACGGGGTCCTTAATAAAATCATCAACTTTAAATCGTGAAGGAACCGTTCTAGTCAGTTGTGGATTTTCTAGCAACTTTTCCTTATTTAATGAATTATGTTTATGCGAAAAAACCAATATCGATTTCAAAGTATCTAATTGAATAAGTGGAATACTATAACCCTTTGTAAATGTATTTTCTTCCGCAAGAGCGTTTTCATCATTATACTTTGTTTGCAATAATAATTCCTTTCTAAATGCAAATGTCGCCGCCGTGGAATGGTATTGTTTATAAGGACCACACTGAAAAACAGCATTTCTGGAATCAAAATATATGTGCATCTCCGATGAACCAGCAATAAGATATGATGGGTTTTTTTGTAATGTTTCGACTGCGTGTGAAATTCTCTCAACTGGATAATAATCATCATCATCCATATAAATTATTATGTCTCCTGAACATTTGGTATGCATCAAGTTACGTTTCTTTCCTAGAAGCAGTTTTTCTTCACAATAAAAGTATTTAACTTGTGGAATATGGGTAACAAGGTCTCCAATTGGGTCTGTTCCATCATCAACAATAATCCACTCAATTCTATCTTTTGGATATGTCTGATGTTCAAAGCATTTAATCATATAAGGGATAAATGGTCTGCGATTAAATGTAGGGGTGCACAAACTAACAAATGGATATTGTTCGTTTTTTTCAGTTTTATTCGTTTTATTTTTTTTATGTTTTCCCATATTTAAATTTAAATTATAATTTATATTTAAATCATTTATTAAACCAATCTTATATTATATTTCTTTGTTGTATGGTGTCCTCGTCTTTTTTTACCTCCTGTTTGTTGCGGTTGTGATAAGTCATTTAGTTGTCTCTCGATTTCATCAACCTCTCTCTTCATTACATTATAGTTATCTGTTTCTAAACCTTCTTGTATATCCTGGCCTGCATTTTCTAATTCATCCTTTAAGTATATTAGTCTATTTTGTAGTTTTTGTTCTACAGATTTATCTATAGGTTGTGCTACAGGTTGTTCTACAGATTGTTCTACAGGTTGTTCTACAGATTTATCTAATGGTTGGTCTACATTATCATAATCATTTAGTTCATCATTTAGTTCAGACATACCTCCTTTATTTTTTTCCTTCGTAGTTTGTCTAATAGTTCCTTTACTAAGTTTTTCATCCAACTCTTCATCTATTACAGGGACCGGTTTACATATTTCTACTAATTTCGGATTTGATTCATCTATCGGAACAACTGGCGCTTGCTTCATATTTTGTCGGATTTTACTAGTGAACCCATCACTACCCGTTTCAGGCATTTCGTTATTATACAACCCCATAAAATAAGCAAACCCAATAGCCACTATAATCCCTATTATGGAATTATTTCCTAAATATTTTAAACCATTCGATATTAAGCTTAGTGTAGCTAGAATAAAAAAGAAAAACTTCTTATAAGCAAATGTATCCTTTATAAAGTCTAACACCCCATACGTTTTGTTAGTTTTTGGAATTTTATAAGTTGCCAATAACGGAGAAATTAGCCCATATGCAGTAAAAACTATAGGCATAATAAAGGTAGAACATAATCCTATTGGAATCCATAAGAAGAAAAACAACACCAATTTAACAAATCTTACAAATGATATTTGTTCTGCGGATTCCCATTTTGATTTATCGGTTTCATCAGCGTTTCTAAATAATTCAGGTATGTTTATAAAATGATAAAAAATGCTTATGCATAGATTAAAGAAATATAACCCCATCCAAATAAATATTCCGAATATTCCATACAAAAACATAATCACTGTTTCAGGAAGAAAACTCAAATAAAAGAAAACACTGTTAATAGCCAGAAAGTTTTTCGCAATTAAGTTGTCATAAACACGCGAAAAAAATAAAGGCGCATTAGCTAATAAACCTGTAGTTGGGTTCGCATTCTTTTTAATAGAACATAAAAACCCATCACTAAAACTGTCTAAATATTCTACTGAATTGAATATAGCTTTTTGAGAAACTGTGTCTTTGCTTTCGGACCAAAAAGTCGGTCTCATAATGTTCATATCGATAGGCATTTCTTTAACCACTCTATCAAAAACGGTATATGGTGCTAATTCTATATTATCCGGAAGAATATTAGATTGAGCTACTTTTGTGGTGTATAATCCAAGACCACCAATAAAAAAAATAGCTATTCCTATAGTAAATACTATACTAGATATATAATTAGTTATAAATCCTTTGAAATCCGGCGTAACATCAGTATCTTCGGTTTTTTTTTCATCAATTGTACTTGTATCTTCTGTTGTAGACATTAGTTATAATAAATATATATTAAATTCTTATAAATAAAACAATTAAAATATAATATTAATTGTATATATATAATGTTAAATTATAAATATACAATATTATATACTGTTGTTAGTTTATTTCTATTTTGGTTAGTAATAAAATATGGTAGCAGTTTGATATTAAATAAAATTTCTTTGAAAGAAGCTTTAACTAACGGTAACAATTCTTCAACCAACGGTAACAATTCTTCAACCAATGGTATAAATACAAATGCTTTAACCGAATTTGAGAGATACTCCGAAAAGGTTATACCATATCCAAAAGATGCCGTGATAAATTATAATGATGTTAATTCACCATTATATAGTCACACTGTTAATTTACCAATAAATGACCCCATTAGTTGTAAGAATTTTTGCGGACCTCAAGCACAATGCGCAATAACTAGAGAACAATGCACATCCGATATAGATTGTCAAGGTTGCAATCCTGGTCCTAAACAAGAAGACCCGTGTATAACTGAAGCTGTTCCGCCTTATGATGCAGGTGGAAAATTAGGACAACAGGGATTACAATATAGTCCATTGACAACAGGATATAATAATCATAATGCGGATTTTGCAGAATTATATCCAGGTGCAAAAGATGCTGAACTAAAAGTTCCATATCAAGGATTAGACTTATGGACCAAATCATTTAACGAAGGTTTAAAACTCTATAATAAAACTAGAGAATCAGCAGATGAATATAGCGAGGGTATTTCAAATGCGATACCATTAGCGTCAAAGAGTAAAATGCCTTTTTATGAGGCAAAATATCCAATGACAGTATCAGCAACAGGACAATTTTATCAGACAACTCCGCCAGCATCAAATTCTACATTATCTTCATAATAATACTAACAAGATATTTATGATTTATGTAGCATACATCAATCCAACATTTCCTCCGATGAAGTTCACCACGTTTATTCTCTCCTCAAACAAATGTAAATCGAAATTATAATCATAAATTCGCCATGTAGGCTTATTAACTCCAATTATAGAACCAGTCTCTGGATCACAAATAGTTAAACTTTGCGCCAATGGGTCTAAAGGCGGTATAATTGTTGTGAATTCTAATTCGATTTGATTAAATCTACTCATATTTATAGCACCTGATGGTTGCAAATCTGAGTTATTTGAATGCACAGAAAAATTGTAACAGTAAAGCCCCGGTGGAGCACTGCCAGTTGTTCTAGTGTATTTTTCTATGTAATCGAATACTCCAGCTGGTTGAATATTTTCTCTGTAAGACCCGTCTAGAAGTATACCCATAGCCACCATTATTAATTTATCATTTTGTGGATTATAAGATTGATTTATTAGTATACTAGTTAATGTTCCATCTGGATTTACACCAGGACCAATTTCTATTGGTTGCAGAGTTCCCCCTATTGTGCGATAAACTGTATAGGTTCCTGATGTAGGTGCTTGTATAACATTCAATGGTAAAAAATTATAAGGCCAATTAGTATAATTTGACCATTCGTTTCTTAAGTTCGCATCACTTCTCTGAAAATAGAACAGCCAATTAGATACCATACCTAAGGAATCTAATTCTACTCGGTTTGGACCAGTAACGTTAGGAAAAATTCTTTCGTGAACTTGTTTTATAAGATATTTTTGTTCCTGTAATGCAAACAGACGTTCTTCATCGTTTGACAAAAACCCATAAGTGCAATTTAAATGAACATCGCTGTTCCACAATCCTCTTTGGTCTGTATAAGAATCAATCCCAATACATACATCCGGAGGTGGTTGTAAAAATCTGTGAAATTGCATATACCACGTATTAAAATTAGGGCAAATATAAGGATAATTATTTGTCGCATCAAATACGTCACGAATTTGAAATAATTGATTAATAGGTCTAAATGTTACATTTATATGTAATTCATTATACTGTAAAGACGTTAATGGAAAAGCCATTTGAGACTTTAAACAGAACCAATTATTTATGGGTATATACAAAATTCGCCCCCTAATAGATGGTTCTGGTCCCGCTAAATCTCCCGTATAATATGCATTTGGATATGAGTTAACACGACCATCTGCATTAGCTGGGTCAGTTATATTAGGGACTTGTCCAATCATTCTCTTAAACAAGTCTAGTTTAATTGCATTATAGTCGCGCTGAACTGAGGCCAATAAATAATCACCTGAGTATTCCTGTAATGTATAATTACCACACGTAATACTGATTTTTGCAATCATCTTTGCTCCTATATTTTCAATCCATCTGAACTCATATGGCGCCCATTGTTCGATATTTCCTAGACCTTGGGCTGTCGTCGCCTCTGTAACTTGCTGAGGAGGCAATATTGGGCTCCAAATACTTGGCAATGCTACAGATAAATAACAGTCCATTAAAAGGTCTGCGTATCTAGGAATTTTAAAAGTAAATGTAGATTCCTCTGATAGACGTAATGTTTTTGAACCTTCATAATCTACTCTGAATTTCTGTAGACCAAAGTTAGTATATTGATGATAAGTCGATTTAAAAAATGATTTTGTTGGGTTTCCGTTAAGGACAATGTTTTGTTGTCCTTGACTTACTAGTTGCATGAGACCACCAGGCATTTTTATAATATAATACTATATTTTTAATTCCTTATTCGTCATAATATAAATTAATATGGATTTTATTCACACATTTATGTTTTAAAAGTATATAGAATTATGTTTTGCTATACTTTTTTTAAAAGTATATATAGAATTATGTTTTGCTATACTTTTTTTAAAAGTATATATATAATATGGACGGTTCTACAGAAAATGTTAATAACACTGTTAATAACACTATTAAATCTATTACAGAAATGAAAGACACTACTGCTGTATTTTTAATTATTGGAGTAACATTGATTATTATCTTAATTGTAATAATATATTATTTTTATTATAGTAGACTTAAAAGCAAACAATGTTCAACAATGGATGCTGTTTATGGAGATTTAAACGGAAAAATTAGGTCAATTGATAATTCCGAACAATTTAATTATACTTTTAAAGATTACTATATTAAGACTGCTTATAATTGTTGTAGTGGTGGAAATTACAAAAACGACTACGTTGATACATGTATTTTGAAAGATTTATTAAAGCAGGGTGTTAGAGGTCTTGATTTTGAAATTTTCTCAATAGGGGATCAGCCAATTGTCGCTACTTCTACAAGCGATAGTAATTATGTTAAGGAAACTTTTAATTACATTAACTTTTCAGATATTATGAATATTATTCGAGATTATGCATTTGCCACATCTACTGCTCCAAACGCATTAGACCCCATAATTATACATCTTCGCATTAAAAGCACTAATCAAACAATGTATCAAAATTTCGCTAAACTTTTAGAAAATTACGATTCCATTTTAATGAGTAAAGACTATGATTCAGAATATTATGGACAAAATTTCGGTAATGTTGAGTTGAAAAAGTTAATGGGTAAAGTTATAATAATTGTTGATAGAAGTAATATAGCTTTCCTAGAATGTCCTGAATTCTATAAATTCGTTAATATGACAAGTAATTCGGTTTTTATGAGAGCCCTTCATTATTATGATATCAAATACAGTCCAGATATGAATGAGCTTATTGAATTTAATAAGCAAAATATGACAATTGGAATGCCAGATAAGGGGTCTAATCCAGAAAATCCTAGTTCTGTAGTTATGCGAGAAACTGGATGTCAACTTTTAGGAATGCGATATCAAAAAATAGATACTAACATTGAAGAAAATGACATATTCTTTGATGAAAACGGATATGCATTTGTTCTTAAACCTGAGAAGTTGCGTTATGTTCCTGTTACGATTGAACTACCGCCACCACAAAATCCAGAATTATCATATGCTACTAGAACAGTACAGTCGGATTTCTATAAATTTGAGATTTAATTATAATAGTAATATATAAATGACTAAAAAAGATAATCTCTGTAAAGGGTTAACATTTAGTGACTGCGAATTAGCCATTTTAAGAACTGCAATTGATAAAGCCGAAGAGATTCAAGGGAGAAAAGCAGCTAATTCATCTGAAGTTAAACGCATAATTGGTATTGTGGAAAATTTTTTGAGAAAAAAATCCCTAATTTGTTACGGAGGGACAGCTATTAATAACATATTACCAAAACAAGACCAATTCTATAATACAGATATTGAAATTCCTGATTATGATTTTTATAGTTCAAATGCGTTAAATGATGCTAAAGAGCTAGTCGATATTTACATAGAAAATGGATTTCAAGAGGTTGAAGCTAAATCAGGACAACATCACGGAACATTTAAAGTATATGTTAATTTTATTCCTGTAGCAGATATTACATTTGTCCCAAAAGAATTGTTTGTTGCCATTAAAAAGGAGGCGATTAAGGTCGGAGGTATTTTTTATGCACCTCCAAATCTACTTCGTATGGGAATGTATTTAGAATTATCACGTCCAGCCGGAGATGTGTCAAGATGGGAGAAAGTTTTAAAACGTTTAACTCTTTTAAACAAACATTATCCTCTTACTGGAAAACAATGCGCTACAATTGATTTTCAAAGAAAAATGGAAGATGAAAAACAAGCCAACAAAATTTACGATAATGTTCAACATACTCTAATTGACCAAGGTGTTGTATTTTTTGGTGGATATGCGTTATCAATGTATTCACATTATATGCCAAAAAATTTACAACATAGGCTACAAAAAATACCCGATTTTGATGTTCTCTCAGAAGAGCCGATGCTTACTGCGCAAATTGTTAAAGAACGATTAGTCGATATTAATGTTAAAAATGTTAAGATAATTAAAAGACCTGGAGTTGGTGAAATTATTGCTCCTCACTATGAAATTAGGGTAGGAAATGAAACGATTGCTTTTATATATGAACCATTGGCATGTCACAGTTACAATATTGTTAAAGAAGGAGGTTACGATGTTAAGGTTGCAACTATAGATACTATGCTTAGTTTTTGGTTAGCGTTTTTATATTCTAATAGGCCATATTATGATAAGGACCGAATATTATGTATGTCCAATTATTTATTTGAGGTGCAAGAAAAAAACAGATTAGCTCAGAAAGGGTTATTAAAGCGTTTTAGTATTAACTGTATGGGTCATCAAGAAACAGTAGAAGAAATGCGAGCTGAAAAGGCCGAAAAATTCATAGAATTAAAAAGTAAGAAAAATGAGCCAGAGTATGAAGAATGGTTTTTGCGTTACAGGCCATTAGATACTAAGAATGAAGATAATAGTAACAGTAACAGTAACAGTAAAACCGGAAACCCTAGAAAAACCAGAAGCAATAAAAAGAAGAAAAGAAGAACAAAAACAATAAAACGCAAGGGAATTTTCTTTTAATTTTTATAATTTATAAATGTATAACAATTTTATAAATTATATTTTTAATCCGAGACCAACCTTAAAATAATGCCAAAACCCTTTTCTGTCTTTTAATTTACAAATATTCGTATCAGAAAACACATCTATCCAAGTGAGATTTTTTGAACGACTTACAGTATCGTGTATCTCTCCACCATATGATATAAAACCTATAACTAACAAAATTATAATAATATAATACAATAGTCTCTCGAATTTATTTATAAGAACAAAATCCTCTTTTTTAACCTTAAATAAACGCACTTTAATTGGCCAATCAAATGTTATCCAAAATTGATTATTATTATAAATATCTTGGTCTAGAGGATTATCTATTTGAGACCCTCTGTCTAAATAAAAATCCTTATTCAATTCGATAAAGTAAATTATAAATATAAATACTAATACTATTACCGTTATAACCATATCGAGACGCATTACTATTAAAAATGCAAAAAAATAGAATAATGAATATGTGAATTTCTCTATGGGTGGCGTAAATTCTAATTTACCAGTATCAGATACAAGCGTAACTAAAAAATAAAATAATAAAAATGAGATTACTAGTTGCAACCATTTATGTTCCTTTATATAATTTATTTGAAAACAAGTAAATAAACTGGTTCCAATATAATTACCAACTAACAATAAATAAAAAATAGCAAATGATTTTATTAAATCTGCCTGACCAACAGATATCTCTTTTAATATATCTAACATTTATTATAAGTAAATATAATTAAAATTTGCTGAAATGTTTGACCGTTTTTGATAATGAATAATAAATAAACCCAAATAAAGCACACGAAAAAATTAATCCATTAAAATTGTAATTTCCATCTGAGTGACATAAAAACGGCAAATACCTAAATACATTTTTCTTGAAAATAGGCAATTGAAATAAAAAATATAAAACAGCCAACAATAATGGTGCTTGTAATTCATCGTAAATGGAATCTAATGAATTATCCATTTTCTCATTTTTATAATAATTATTTATGTCATCATCTGTCTCATTGATATAATCTCTTGGTCCAGGCGGCGGCGGTGGAATATAATTAGGTTGTATTTGAGCGTCTTTTGTTAGTTGTTCAGTATGTAAAGGAATATCTCTACTTGGTAATGAAGTTGCTCCTGCTAAACTTGCTTGTTGTAATCCGTTTACTATCTGGCTAATTGTGCTTTGGTCCAAAGACAATGAATTTGAAGCAGTTGGTTGTGATGATTGAACCATATTATTAGTTCCTGCAGTTTCATTAATGACCAAACTAACATTTCCGCCAACAGAACCGCCTCCAGAAGGGTCAGTTGGCAAATCATTTATACTGGTTGTATTAATATCAGACATATATTATCTAAAGATTCAACTATTTTAAAATTTACGCAATTTTAACCGTTTTTTTGTTCATATCACACTTAACAGCATTCTTTTCTATTTTATAACATTTTCCATCAAACTTGTATGTTTGGTCTTCTATTTCTTCTAATGGAGGAGCTTGTATAATTCTACAATTTTTACCTTTGCATATTGACCTAAAAAAGGTTGCTAAACCTATTCCCAATAATAATGACATCAATATTTTACCTGTATTACTATGAACAAATTTATCCAAATACATTATATTATCTCTTTATTTTATTTTGTTTTGGTTTTATTTTGTTAGTTTATTGTTGAACTGGAACTGATTTAATGGAGAGCGGATTTATAGGACATTGTGTTTCGACTGGTTTAAATTGGAAACATTGACCAGCATTGTCTTTATATTGCGTCTTCATATAATTTTCAGGGCTTGGATATATGTATATTGTTTTAGATTCAGGACCTATAACATAAACAAAAAATAACCCTACTGCAAAACTAATTAAAAAAACTGGTAAAGATATGTAGTTACTTAGCATATATATTTTATAAATATTTTATAAATTATATAAAAATATAAAATTATAAAATTATTAATATACCTTTTATCTTTTTCTCCAATACTTCATTATATTTTGGCTTATTCTATACAACAACTTGAGGGACAACTTGAGGGACAACTTGAGGGGCAACTTGAGGGGCAACTTGAGGAACATCATAGGTGGGATTATTATTTGTAGTGTTATCTTCAAAATTAGGCGGTGATTCCTGATTTTCT